AGAGGTATAAAAGATGTGCGGGATTGTAGGAATTGCAGGGAATCTGGCCTACGGAGACGAGGCTATTTTTAGAAAGCTTCTGGTATACGATTATTTTCGTGGTCCAGACAGTACTGGGATTGCCGTTGTTGATGGCCTCCAAGAAAAGGTTGAAATTCTTAAAACTCCGAGCCATCCATTTGATTTGATGGACATGCGTAAGTTCAATTCAATGGTTAATCCTTTTGCGTCTTCGGCCTTCATAGGCCACAACCGAGCGGCGACGCTTGGAAAGGTAAACACGGCCAATGCCCACCCATTTAGAGAGGAGCATATAGTAGGAGTTCACAACGGTACTTTAAGCTTGTCGTCTTTCAAAGAGCTTAAGACAAAGCTTGGAGAAGAGTTTGAGGTGGACAGCCAAGCAATTTTTGCGGCTATTGCCAAGTTCGGGGTTGAAGAGACTATCCCAATGTTGCAAGGTGCTTGGGCCCTTGTGTGGTTTGACTTGAAAACAAAAACGCTTAACTTTATTCGGAACAAAGAGCGCCCTTTGTGGTACGCTTATTCTGATAAGCTAGATAAAATTTACTGGGCCTCAGAATATTTAATGATTGGGCTAGCCTGTAAGGGAGAACGGCATAATCAAGACCTTTGGGTACAGCCGGGAAAAGGAGAATATAAATACTTTGCGTTTGACGTAGATACTCTTTTTTCCTATAACTTGACAGACTTTGAGGACAAGAACCTGAAGTCTCCTGTCGAGCCTATTAAGATGCCCTTGAAAGGAAAGGAGCCAGAGCCTGTAACTGCTGTTACTACCTATTCCGGATACAGTTATCGTAAGTTCAATTCCGGAGTAGGCAAGAACACCAGCACAAGCTCTGGTTCCCCTTTTTTCGAGGATACGACCAAGGGTGGCTGGAAGACTGGGACGGTCTCGAAGACTCCTCCTACATCCACTAATTCTCCCGTCGTCTTGTTTGGGCATAGTGACGATCCCTACGGGGGGATTGTTTCCAGGAACAAGTTTAACATTATCGCAGAAGAAGGGTGCAGCTTTTGCGGAAAAAAGATTTCCTATGGAGACGTGGGCCTTACCATTTTTCTGGAAACAGATCAAATCCTGTGTTCAGAATGTTCTTCTAAACCTGAGGAAGGGAACCGAATCTATGTAGACGATGTTGATGAAACTATGAAACAAGTAGCGTAGAAAGGAGACGTAAAATGCCGCATTCAGAGTATCCTCTGCCGCTCCGGGGATTTAAAATCGGGGCCGACCCTGAGCTCTTCCTTTACGACACGGTAAAGGAAAAATATATTAGTGCCGAAGGAATTATTCCAGGTACCAAGTCCAAGCCATACCCTGTTCCGGGTGGGGCTGTTCAGGTTGACGGCATGGCTGCGGAGTTCAACATTAACCCAGCAGAAACATTCGAGCAGTTCAACAGGTCTATCACGTCTGTAATCCGAGCGCTAAACCGGATGTTGCCAAAAGGAGTAACTATTAAAAATGTTCCCGCAGTCGTCTTTGACGAAGACGTATGGGAAAGTGCCTCTTCTACGGCAAAAGAACTTGGCTGTAGCCCAGACTTTAACGCATGGACGGGGATGTGTAATCCCCCACCGGCCTGCCGAGAAAACCCTCGTCTGAGAACTGCCGCAGGCCACCTCCACTTCGGGTGGACAAACGGCAGGGCCCCAAACGACATTAAACATATCGGGCATTGCTACGATTTTGTACAGCAGCTTGACTTCTTTCTGGGGCTGTGGTCTACAAGAAAGGACCCAAGCAATGTTCGTAGGGCGTTGTACGGCAAGGCGGGAGCTTGTCGCGTCAAGCCTTACGGAGTCGAATACAGGGTTCTCAGCAACTTTTGGGTGCTTGACGCCCGTTTGCAAGAACAAGTCTGGACCCGCTCTTGTCGCGCTATGAAGGCCATGAGAACTTCGTTCATGCCTGAAGTAATTGGCAAAGAGACTTCTTTCCGGCTGATGCAGGAAATTATTGACGAAAACAATAGGGATTATTCCAAGATTCCTGTTGCTGCACAGAGTCTGGTGTACTAATAGAAAGAAGAGGAAAAAGCAGTCATGGCTTTTTACGTCAATTTCTATGAAACCCTGGCAGAGGCCACAATGCGCCTCAAGGACACTGTAGTTCTTTACGACGGAGAACCGTATATGGTTCTTCATATTAGCGATCATTTTCAGGACGGCATCTTTCGAATTTACATGGAGCCTTTCGGGGACCCGTCTTATGTGTCTTTACTCAGCGCTAGCTCCTCTAACGAAACTAATCCGTTTTATACCGTACCAAAAACTTCTCCGCAATTTGGACCCGCATTAGATGCTGTGGTTGCAAACCAAACAGATAAGTCACAAACTCGCCTTATTCGTAAGATGATGAACTCTCCGTTATTCAGGAAGTTCAGACCATTTCCGCTTGGAATGGTAAAACTGTCCTCAGACAAACTGGTATATACTGAACGCTCTCCCACCCGGAGAGTAGAACAGGGACTTATTCCACGAATGATTCGTGCGACAGCTTTCAACGTCGCATGCTTGAACGGGGCACAAGTATCAAATTTTGGGTGGCAAACCAAAAGCTTTAGAGATACAATCATGGGGTTGTATCCGCCAGCACAAGAGGCTTTTACTGTTGTCTGTTCTGAAAGCCATTTTGTAGCTCCTTATTCCCGCTTTGATGCATTTTTCAAAAACCTTGATAAAGAAATTTTTCTGGCTCATAAAAACAATCGGGTAGGGTTCCTTCCTAAAAAAGACCTTTCCTTGCTTAGTCTTTATCAAGAATATAGATATCTTATAGAATACTATCAAGAGTCTGGAATCTATGGTTCAGTAACAGTGTCGTAGTAGTGGAGGTGCTTTATGTCTAATTTGCATACGTGGTCTTCTCTTCCTGTTTGGAAACAGAGAAACCAAGAAAAAATTGAGGGTACATACGGAATTGAAATTGAAGTAGAAGGAGTAAATCTTCCAAGTGTTTCTCCAAAAACTTTGCTTAAAGCAGGTTGGGTCCAGAAAAAAGACGGCAGCCTAAGAGGGCAAGAGAACGCCGAATATGTTTTTGAAGGTCCTGCTAGCTTTGAAGAGTCCGTAAAACGCCTAAAGTTTTTGTGGAACAAGTTTCAGGAAGCAGGAACAATTTTTGACGACAGTAACCGCACGAGTGTTCATGTACACGTCAACTGTCAAGACTTTTATCTTGACAGGCTTGCTTCGTTTGGGATTCTGTGGTTTTCTGTAGAAGATATTCTCACAGAGTTTTGCGGAGATCATCGCGTAGGCAATTTGTTTTGCCTTCGGGCGTCTGATGCTCCCGCAATTATCACACATTTCTGCGAGTTTCTTCAGACAGGTCCAGACTGTTTTATTACAGACAATCTTCACTACGCCGGGTTTAACTTGGAGGCTCTACAAAAGTTCGGAAGTATCGAGATACGAACCCTTAGAGGCACCGCTGATCTCTCTGTTATTACTTTCTGGCTTAAGATTATCGACAGATTGTACACGCTGTCAGAGCAGTGGGATGACCCACGGCTTTTGGTAAGCCAGTTTTCTGCGCTAGGGCCGCAGGGATTCTTTAATATGATCTTTGGGGACCTTGCTCCAGAGCTGTTGAGAAACTTGCCTCCGCATTGCACCAACCAATGGATTTCTGATTCGATGTATGACAGCATCCGCAGGGTGCAGCCAGTAGCATATTGCGTTGACTGGGACGTTTATGTCAAGCTCCCAATTTGCGAAGACCCGTTTGAGCGGGGGGCAGAGAGGCCTCGCCCGTTCTTTGACCTGAAGAATTTTAAGAGTTTAACTGCTCCCGCTTCTTCCTATACAGTCCCAGAACCTCTTGATCTCTACGATCTTGAGGAACCTAATAACTACGACGATGATGAAGAGGTATTGTAAGCATGAGAATCAGGGTTATGCCTTACACTCAAGGCAGTCGTTCAGCCAAGGCACTTGCGGAAGCATTGGGAGGGAAAGTATTGCGATTGATAGGCTCTGAGTTTATTAAAAAAGAAGATGACCTAGTAATTAACTGGGGCAATTCGAATGCTGACCCAGCTCTTATATCTTTGAACGCAGGTAACAATCCCGATTGTATTAAGCGTAACAGCAATAAACTTTCTTTTTTCCAACATCAAAAGGAGCAAGGAAATGAAGAGTTTCTCCCAGAGTTTTGGACTGAACCTTCTGGAATTGATGGTTATATCTTTGACGCTGGCGGCATGGTTGTGTGCCGTACTAATCTGGTCGGTCACAGTGGGGCCGGTATTGTTATTGCTTCTTCTTTTGGAGAAATTGTGGAAGCGCCTCTTTACACGAGATACATAAAAAAGAAAGATGAATACAGGGTACACTTGGGAAGAGAGGGGTCTATCATCGACCTCCAACGAAAAGCCCGACGCTTCAGTTGCGATACTCCTAACTGGCTAGTGCGAAACCACTCTAATGGGTTTACCTATGTAAGAGGAAACCTAAACCCGCCAGAAAGCGTCTTAATCGCCGCAAAAGCCGTTTTAAAAGCTTCAGGATTGCATTTCGGAGCAGTCGATGTTATCTACAATGCCAGTCAGGATAAAGCCTATGTCTTAGAAATTAACACTGCTCCCGGCCTTGTAGGCCAGACAATTCAAAGTTATGCTAACTATTTCAAAACACTGTGTTTTTAGGCTTGTGTAAAATAGTGCTTGACAAATCTAAAAAACATGGTATAATTTACTTGTAAAGCACAAGGATAAAGAATATACTCTAAACACTAGGCCCTAGAAAGGACATTTATTCCTATGCATTGCTATATCTGTGACAAGCTAATGAACGAAAAAGAAATCCAACTAGACCCTATAACTTTAAAAACAGAGCCTTGTCTAGAGTGTCAAGAAATTATTTATGATGCAGCATACTCCGGGAAATTTAAAGATAGCCTAAAGCCTTTAGACGATCCTTACCTCCAACGCTTGTACGGCAATGGAGCAGTAGAGTATGAGATTGAAGATATTCTAGACGAAGGAGAATGGAAATAAGCAAATTTCTGCATCACTCTCCCTGCCCTAATTGCGGCTCTTCAGACGCTTTAGCCGTATATTCTGATCATTCTTATTGCTTTTCGTGTCATTACTATACAAGCAATAACGAGGAAGAAGTTTTAGTTCGATCAAAGAAAGGACACAAGCATATTTCTACTCTTACGTCTCTCCCCTCTATGCAACAACCCGGAATTCCTCAAAGAAAAATTCTGGACAGCTCCGTTCTAAAATACGGAGTTACTGTTGATACTAACCCAAACAGCCCAATCTGGCACGTATACCCTTACTTTGATGAAGAAGGTGTTCACGTAGCTAACAAGATTCGGAAGAAAGGAGAAAAATCTTTCTACTGGGAGGGAGACTATCAACGAGGAACTCTTTTTGGACAACAAGCCTTTCCGCCCGGAGGTAAGGCTATCACCATTACAGAAGGAGAATGCGATGCAATGGCAGCCTTCCAAATGGCTGGTAGTCGTTATCCTACTGTGTCTGTCAAGTCTGCGAGTAGTGCAAAGAAAGACTGTGCTGCTTCCTTCGAGTATCTCAACACCTTTGAGAAAATTGTAATCTGCTTTGACTCGGACGAACCCGGACAAAAAGCAGCCCAACAGGTAGCACAACTTTTTGCCCCCGGCAAAGCACATATTGTCAAACTTGCTCAAGGTAAAGACCCTAATGATTACCTAATCAAAGACTTGGCCAGAGAATTTGTCAACGAATGGTTCAGAGCTCCTGCCTTTACTCCAGAAGGTCTGAGGCTCGGAACAGACATGTGGAGCGTAATCGAAAACCACAAAGACCTTCCCTCAGTGCCTTATCCGTGGGAAGGCCTTAATCGTATGACTTATGGCATCAGAACCTCTGAGGTAGTTCTTATTACCGCTGAAACAGGTATTGGTAAGACTAGTGTAATAAAGGAGATTGAGTATGCACTTCTCTCTAATCCCGATCTAATCGCCCAAGAAAGCGGTGTGGGTATCCTGCACTTGGAAGAGCCTAATTACGATACCGTTATAGGTCTTATGTCGGTGGACGCAAACAAGCCTTTCCACCTTCCAGACACTGAACGGACCCTTGATGAACTTAGGCATCACTTCAACTCTGTTATCAATCATAAGCGTATTGTCATTTACGATCACTTTGGTTCTAATGATGTGGACACCGTCTTGTCCAAGATACGCCACATGGCAGCTCTTGGGTGTAAGTATATTTTCCTCGATCACCTTAGTATCATTGTTAGTGATCATAGTGGAGATGAACGGAAGCAGCTAGACGAAATCTCTACCAAGCTTAAAATGCTCTGCATGAATCTTGGAATTGGAGTAATCGCTGTTATCCACGTCAACAGACAAGGGACTATTCGAGGATCGGCAGGCCCGGAGCAGATCGCTAATATTGTAATGCGTTTGCTTAGAGAAAAGACTGACCTTGATCCTTGGAGAAGAAATGTAACCAAAGTTGTAGTCGAGAAAAACAGGCTTTGTGGTCGTACTGGCCCAGCCTGTTATCTCTTCTATAACGAAGAAACAGGACGCCTAGAAGAACTGTCGTCAGAAGCAGCAGCCGTCTATGAGCAGGGCGTTAGCCTTGCTGGAGATGAGTTTGCAGCGTATTCATAAGGAGCTAGCATGATACTAGACTGGCAAAGCAGGCCGGAAACTTATCTAGCAATCGACATTGAAACAGACAGTATCACTCCTACCAAGCTTTGGTGTTTGGGCTGGGAAGATATCAAAAACCCTAACAATAAAGGAATTTGCGTTGGACAAAAAGACATATCCCTGTTCTTGCGAGAACACTCCCAAGTGGTCTTTGTGGGTCACGGCAGTATTAATTTTGATTATCCTGTTCTTGAGCGCCTTTTAGGCATTTCTTTTTCTCGTCCCTCTCGTCTTCTGGATACTCTAGTTCTCTCTACTTTGTATAATCCTTCGCTAGAAGGGGGCCACAGCCTCTCAGAGTGGGGCCAGAGACTTAAAATGCCAAAAGGAGAATACGACTTCTTTGAAAACGGATATACCCCTCAAATGGGTCTATACTGTCAGCAAGACGTAAGCATCACAGCAGAGCTGTTTAGGCGCATTACCAAGGTTCTTAAGAAGATTGGATTCTCTGAATTTACTTGCCAACTACAGCACAGCATTGCAAGGATAATCAAACAGCAGCAGATTAATGGCTTCCAGTTTAACATTCAGGAAGCTATAGTCTTGTACCAACACCTTCGTCAACTTGAAGCAGAACTAGAGGAGCAAGTACACAATGTCTTCCCGCCTAAAATCAGCTTTGTACGATCTGGACCAATTTATAGAAAAGATGGCTCAGTTAGAGCGCAATTTATACGAGACCAGCAAAACCTTACCGTTCGAACAACAGGAAATACTTATGAAGCCTATCAGAGTACTCCATTTAACCTTGGAAGCCCTAGTCAGCGAACGGAGCGACTACAGGAGCTGGGTTGGGTCAACCTACCGGACGAAGTCACAAAAACAGGAAAACCAAAGCCCTTTGACAAAGGAGACCTAGTCCCCTCCCTTAAAGAATTTCTGGAACAAAATCCTACTCCAGAAATTGAATATATCGCTAAATGGCTGTCTTATAATGCCAGAGCTAATATGATCAACACCTGGATGGAGGCTTTTAACGAAGATACAGGCCGGATACACGGCAAACTTTTTGTAGCAGACACTCTCAGGTTTCGTCATCAATCTCCAAATACGGCTAATATCCCGGCAGTACGGGTCACAAATGATGGACAGCCACTCCTTGGGGAGGCTGGATACTATACCTATGAGGCCCGAGATTTGTGGACAGCAAGACCCGGAAGAGTGTTAGTAGGAACTGATGCAGCAGGTCTTGAGCTTAGAATGCTGGCCCATTTCCTTAACCGCAAAGAGTTTACAAAACAAGTTGTTGAGGGCGACCCTCACCAATATAATGCAGATTTGGCAGGAGTTAGTAGACCAACGGCCAAGACATTGCTATACGCCATTCAGTATGGCGCTCAAGCTAAAAAAGTTGCTTCCATCATCAAAGCAAGTCAGAAAGAAGGCGCTGCCCTTCGCGAACAATTTCTTGAACGACTAGGATTGAAAGGACTAATGGAAGATGCAATCAGTGAACAAAAAAGCGGAAGGGTCTGGCTGGTCTGTGGAGCTGGAGTGGTATGCCCCAGCCCACACGCAGCCCTCAACTATAAGCTTCAAGGTAGTGGTGCCCGAGTCATGGCTCTTGCGGCGTCTTTTCTGGAACATCATATACGACGTAACGGATTGGACAGCCTCAAAGTTGGAGACATCCACGACGAATGGCAATACGACGTTGCTCCTGAAGATGCACAAGAGCACGCTAGACTCAGCTTGCTTTCTCTTCGAGAAGCTGGAGAAGAACTTAATCTCAATGTCCAAATTGATGGAACAGCAAAGGAAGGACTGACATGGGCACAAACTCATTAACATTCCCCGGACGGTTGGCTCATCAGCTAATCAACAACAAAGAAGTTATTGCAGGAGACGACGGCTTTTATGTCTATTGGCCTACTAACAAATTTGGGACTTTTGACAGCCGCCTGCTCCGGCAAATAGCAGACTTTCTTGATTGGCTTAACGAACCTTGGCAAAAACAGATAGAGGAGTATTTTAAAGACCAAAATAATGCTTGACATCTAAAAAATAGCTGATATAATGGTTGTATAGAGTGTAGAGAATATACTCTATGTATAGTAATAGAAAGAGGTATAGAAATTATGGCAGCAGCACCTAAAGCAATTGAGTTTATGAGCGGAATTCTTTATTGGGCCAAGATTCTTGGGGCTCCTCGTCTTAACTACAATGGCGACGGCACTGAATGGACTGTTGAGTTTATGCCAGATGCAAACGGCATTGCAGTTCTTAAGAAGCACAAGCTCCTTGACCGTCTTAAGGTTAAAGATGATCGCACTAATGTTCTGGTTCTTCGAAAGAAGGGGAAGAACGCTGACGGCACTGACGCAGACCCTATTCGTATCCTCGATAAGGAAGATGCTGCGTGGCCTGCTAACACCCTTATTGGTAATGGCTCTAAAGCAGATGTCAAAGTTTCCATCCGAGACTACGGACCCGGAAAGAAGAAGGGCATTTACGTAGAGGCTATTCGTATTACCGAGCACGTTCCTTATGTGTCGTCTGAGTTTGCGGCCATGGATCAGAAGAAAGAGCCCAAGGCCAAGAAAGATGTCTTCTCAGAAGATTTTGAGCTTGAAAACTAAGTATTGAATGAAAGAGCCAAGCGAATATGCCCAAGGATTTTTGCAAGGGCTAGTTGTCGCTATATTTGGCATCCAACTTTTGTTTGCAATACTTAATTTATTCCACTCCGGTTGAGCACGTCGTTTTGTGTAGTCGCCGGTGAAGCAGGATAAGGGCGGGGGGTAAACGCCGTGGACCTGCATTTAAAAGAACCGAAAAGGGTATGTTTGTCCGAGTACCCCTGTTATCTAGGTGCGAGCGTGCAGACAAGAGGCACGTATCGGACTTTGCTTTAAGAGGTTAAATACATGGCATTGTTTGCAGTAACAATAGAACTAGAACAAATGACTTATAAAACAGTATCTTTGCTAGTAGAAGCAAAGAACAAAAACGAAGCAGCAAGCAAAGCAGAAACCGCTGTAATTACTTATCCAAATCCAGTATTTGAAGAAGGTGTCAACAGAATTGTCACTATTAAATCGTCTACAGACATTCCAAGCAACATAATCATTACAAGCGTAGAAAAAGTTTAATTTTATGACAACGACTCTAGATACTCTCGTAGAAGATATTTATTCTCTTTTTGATCCTCAAAAACCGCATTCATTAAACGAAGAAAATCTGGAAGAGTTTGCACAAAACCTTAAGCAACTGCTAAGGAACAGATTTGCCGAGCAACATCCCATTAAGAGCGGAGAAGACGTTTTAAGATTTTCTGCGTTAGGCCGCAAGAACAGACAAGTGTGGTATGATGCCCACCCTGAACTAGAAGGAACTAGCACTAAAGAAGTTCTTACTCCTAAAACGTATTTTAAATTCCTGTACGGAGATATTATTGAGTTACTCATACTCTTCCTCTGCAAAGAAGCGGGACATTCTGTTGAAAGCCATCAAACGGAGATTGATGTCAACGGCGTCAAGGGACACATTGACGCGATCATTGACGGTGTCGTGGTGGATATCAAATCAGCAAGCCCTTACGGATATCAGAAGTTTGTCAGCCGGAGAATCTTTGAAGACGACCCTTTTGGCTATGTTGAGCAATTGGCCGGGTATTCGTCTGTCCTCGCCCCGGGCCAAGACGCGGCGTGGATTGCGTTCGACAAGGTCTCGGGCGACATTTGCGTCACACGGCTCCCTGCCCATGTAATTGCGGCATACCCTCCTGAAGATCGTATTAACGAACTGAAAGAAATTATCAAACAAGACACACCTCCTGAGCGTTGTTATCCTTTGGAACCGGACGGTAAGTCAGGAAACATGAAACTAGGAACTGCTTGCTCCTATTGTGTCTGGAAGTTCAGGTGCTATCCTGGTCTTCGTACTTTCCTTTATTCAACAGGTCCACGGTTTCTTGCTGTAGTAAAGAAAACCCCGGATGTACCAGAAATAAAAAATGACCAAGAAACCTAAGTTTCGATCTGGGCTGGAAAAACAAATCTATGAACAAGCAACTACAGAAGGATACAACCTTGAATACGAACCAGCAACCCCTGTTATTCGGTACGTTGTCCCTACTCGCTACATCCCTGATTTTAAGCTCCCTAATAACGTTTTTGTCGAAGTAAAAGGGTGGCTCCGCCCCCGAGACAGGGCCAAAATGCTTCGAGTAAAAAAAGAAAACCCAGACCTAGATATTCGATTTGTATTTCAACGAGCCAACTCTCGTATCAGCAAATCTCATAATTCTCTTATGTACTGGCAATGGTGCGAGAAACACGGCTTTCCTTGGAGCGAAGGCTCCATTCCAGAAGAATGGTTTAAAGAATGAGTAACCCTAAAATCCTACATTTTGATATTGAGTGGAAACCTGCTCTTGCCTATGTGTGGAGGGTGTACGACGA